GCTGCTTCTGTTACATTTAAATTAACTGTAGATTTATTAGCTGTATAAGTAACACTTCCACCGTTTGCAGTTGATGGATCAAATAAACTATTCTGTGACATTATATTCTTACTGTCAAAGATAGTTAAAGGATTAGAAACTCTTAATCTTCCGAATGCATCAACGTTATTACCGCCAATTGTAATTAACTGACCATTGCCAATATTTACATTTTCACAACTCATTAGCAGCCAAACCTCATATTAAACCAAGTAAATCTTTCCACCGTTTGTTTTAAATCTTCTTGAAAAGAAAAGTTTAATTGATCTTTTAAAGTCTCTAAAGCCTGTAGAACCTGTCTTTGATTATCCGGTGAATACTCTTGACTTGGTTCTGGTATGTACGTTGTAATTTTTGCCATTATCTTCTTCCATCAGGTTGAATGTCTACTCTAAATAATCCATATCTCCAGTTTTCATCTACAGATTCATTTTCAACTTTAATACTCATTAATCTATTTCTTGCTCTAGTATCTATCTTAGTTGTAGATGAAGTTACAGTGTACGGTCCCAACATCTGACTATTTTGTGTTTGAGATGGATAATCTCTTAACAATAATGTTACTTTAGCATTTCCATCAAGTATTTTAAAGTCTGGTATAAATCTATTTATCTTCATTAAATACTGACCATCTCCTTCTATATCTAAATCAAAGTCTCCAGATTCAATGTATGCAGGGATGGCTGTTTTAACTCCAGTATAACTTACTTCATTAACACCTGTCTCATGTTCATAATAAGTAGTTGCACCATAAGTATTAGTTACACCATTAATGATTGGAAAATTAGGTGTAGCAGTTGAATCCCATTTTGTAGCGTATGGTTTATCATATGTGTGAGCATCTGAATAAGTTGTTCTAGTTAAAGACATTGTGGTCCAAGTATTTTCAACGAAGTTATAAACTACTGATGCATTAACTTGTGATGAGTTGTTTGTTGGATAAAACCAAATTACTTCATTATATAAACTATTATGAGAACCATAAATAATATCCGCAGCATTATAATTAATACCTGGATTATCTCCACCAGTTGTAAATACATAATCTTCAACCAATGAAGGTAATTGTTTAACAGTACCATCATAAACAAAAAATCCTCCACCAAACCCCATCCAGAATACAGCACCCTGTGCAAATACTATTGAATGCTGACCAATACATCCGCAGTTTGTACCAACCTGTCTAATTGAAAAGACAAAAGGAGGTCCAACAAACTGCATTACATAAGCTGCTTGATCTGTTAAAATGAATATATAATCCTTACCTTGTACAGCTCCAATGATTTTATTTCCTGTGTCTAATCTAAATGTACCCGCTGTATTTGTTGCTGTTGGTGCCCAAGTATTAAAGTCTTCTTGGTTTGAAAATCTTATAAACATTGGATCCTGAGTAGATGGTGATCCGATTGTAGTTTCAGTTCCAAGTGCAATTAAATGTCTATCTCTATCAGAAACAATTGTCATAATAGAAGCTGTTGGAGCTCCTGCTATTACAGACGCTCTAGTTGTTAAAGCTCCTGATGCTCCAGGGTTCCAAGAAAATGTTTTACCATTTTTAATAGTTGCAATTAATATTTGTCCAAAGTTATCAAATGACCAATTCGCTGGTGACAATACAACTGTTGGAGCTGATGATGCTTCACCCCAAGCAACTGTTCCATAAGTAGATGTTCCCCATCCATAACCATAGGTTTCATTAACAGGACCCACGAATATATAAGGAGTTGTAGTTAAAGTTCCTCCACCAGTAACACCGGTTCCTGTTTCAGCTGTAGCCATTGTAATTCTGAATGTTCCAGATGATGGAACGGATATTACTTCAAAAGTATTTGTTGTAAAACTAGCTGACGTGTATCCAGTAGTCGTTGGTCCAGGTGTTGTAACGCTTGTAAATATAATATAATCACCAACTGCAAGTCCATGACCTGCTTTATTAATAGTAACAGTTGCAGATCCTGTTGTTGATGTATAAGTACATGCAGTTAAAGCTGTGCCAAGTGGAGTGATATCGTAAAATGCACCTTCAAAATAAATAGCTAATATTTTATTAGTACCTATTGCTGCATATTTATTACCATCTAAATCTGTCCATGTGTGCTGGGCTCTTGCAACTCCTGCTAATGTTTCAGGTGTTAATTGTTGCCAGCCACCTATTTTTTCAGGGTAGCCATAACGAAAACGAATAAAATCACCATCAATCCACTGACCTTCTGCGGCAGTTGAGGTATCTTGTTTGTTAAATCCAGCTTTTATAGGTATCTTTTTTAAAGGCATAAGGATTCTTATACCCTATATCTTACTAAGATGAAATACGTTTTATATCGTTATTTATTAACTGCTTAGGAACTGCTTGTACATTGAAATGTATAAACCTAAAGGGATCTATTCCATGATCTACTACAAATTCATGACCTACATATGAATTAAAAAACACAAAGGTACCTGGTTTTGAATTAAAAGGTATTTTCTCAGAAGCATCCGTTATTTCATCTTTATTTTTTTCTGGTAATTGTATCATTAATTTACCAGGTCTTGGGTCATGAAATACTGGGTAAGAAGTTTTATCAGAACATTTTAAAAAATAAAATCCAGACACATGGCTATTAGAATGAGTATGAGTATTATGATTTCCACCGCCTTCTTTTGAAAATTCTTGCACCCATAAATCATTCATTATTAATGAATAGTTTTTTAAACAAAACCCTTGATTTTCTAAAAATGAAAAAGATCTTTTTAATATAAACCCTGAAAATTTATTAAAATTTAAATCATTAGTTAATGGACTGGAATGATGAGATAAACAAAAATCTTTACCATTAATAAAATATTTTTTATTATTTTCAATTGCTTCATTAATATATTTATCTGATATATTATTTAAAGAATATAACCATGAGGAGTCTTCTTCTATGTAAAAATTAGAAGAAAATAATTTATTATTCATTTCCCTTCAATTTTTGTATCATCAAAAGTCATTTTATTTTGTAATTCTTTATTAAATTTTAAATTCCATTCTGATACCATTTGTACTAATTTATTACCAAAATGTCTTAAAGCTTCATCCGATAAATGAATTTTTCCTTTTTTTAAAATAATCCATCGTTCTTTTAAAGAAAATTCTACATCACAAGAACCATTTTCGTGTTGTTTAAATTTCATTTTTGTGATCCATAAAGAATTCTTTTATCTTTAGCCCATTCTTTATGGGCTCCATTTTTATCCACATAGTGTAAAAAAGTTTGTGCATGCCAATCTCCTTTGAATTCTTCTCTCCAATGTTCTATTTCACATCCTAAATATATTGCGGCATCTCCAGGCTCCATATTTATTTCTGCTCCATTCATATAAATTGGCCATTTAGTCCCATCCGAACCAATCATAACCGTAACACTTATTTCACACGACTCTCTATCTGTATGTTTTTTCAAATCGGCATTAATTGTATACATTCTCCAAAAAGCATAAGTGCATAATAATTCTAAATTAGTTTCTTTTTGCATTAACTCTAATTTATTAATCATTAGTGATTCCATTAATGGATCTCCATAAAAAAAGGTATCTCCATTGTCATTTTGTCGAAAATCAAATGAATCAAAATTTAACCTGTGTTTTATTCTACAATAATCTGTTAATAATTTAATTTCTTCTTTCGTTAAGAAATTTTTTATTAGTTTATATTTAAAATCTTTTATAGTGCCCATGCTACAACTGAATACCTTTTTCCTTTCGTCACTGGTTTAACTGTATGAGGATATAAAAAATTACTTGGCCAAATAATCATTCTATTTGGTTTAACTTCTACTTCCCATTCACCACTTCCATCTGGATTTCTAAAGCAAAGGTTTCCACCTTCATAATTATTATTTAATAATAAAATACAACTCATTGTTCTTGGAACAGTTGCAAAATGATCAACATGCCAAGTATAAAAACCAGTGTTTTCATATTTTAAAATTTCTATATCAAAAATATTTCTATATTCATAATCTATAATATTTTTATCAAATTTATATTGTTTTAGATTTTTATCAAAATAAGAATAAAGTAAATTAAACCAGTGGATATCAGATAATGAATTTTTTAAATTTGAAAGAGGCAATGTATAAGTTCTTCTTATATTAAAATCGATTCTAGATTCTTCTCCTCCACCAACTTGGGTTTCTTCAAATTTTGAAACATTTGCAAAACGAATTAAATTTGATAATACATTCCAAGGCAATACCTCATCATAAATTTTAATAAAATTTTTTATTTCCATAATTTCTTGATCCAATATTTTTCTTTATATATATTAAGTAACTTTAATCCATAAAAAAGTCTAGAGTTTTGTATTTCTTTTTGTTTTCTTGGTTTAAATATCATGTTCCAAGAATCTCTTTTAAATGGTATTACCTGAACATAAGGAGTTCCTTTTTTAATTATGTCTTCTAAAACAGGGTACTTATCTCCGTTAATAACAATAGGAAAATTAATTTCATTTGGAAAAGTATCTGTATCAACTATCGCTGGAATAATTGAAAATCTATCATCAGAATTGTTTAAAGGAGGAACAAATAAACAAGAATAACCTTTTGGAGTTTTTATTTTCCAAGGATTTATTATTTTATAAAAAGGTAAATTTTTATTTTTTTCAATTAAAGGTGAGCCCTTAAGTTGTTCTAACGTATGGCTATCTAACCCAGAGTTTAAATTTATTCTTTTAGAGTGTAAGACTTCTGATTGATCGTAAAGTGCGTAAGTTTGTAAAGAATCTTTAAATTGTTCTTCTTTTTCATTTTTATTAATTACATTATGTCTTATATAAAAATCTTGTGGCATTTTTAAAAGATATCCAGAAGTTAAAGAATCTAAAAAAGGCATACAACCTTTAACTGTTTTATTTAATATAGTATGATCTAATTTTTTATACCAATTTGGAATATTTAATTTTGCAGGAATGGGATAATCTTCTTTAAGAGCAAAATAATCTTCGTGAGCACTAAACTCTATTTCTTTATCAAACATGCTAACTTAATAGCATTTTTTATGGTAGTTGTAAAATATGAAATGAAGGTTGTCCTAAATCACTAAAATATTGCTCTAATGATTTATTTGAAGGATATGTAATAGAATCCAGATTGAAATTATTTAATTGATTATAATAGCTATCCCAACGACTAAATAAAGGATGATTTTTATTGTTTTCTAAAAAATTTTTAATTTTTTCTTTTGAATAATTTATTTGATATTGTAAATTAGATTTACTTTTAATTAATTGAACTTCATCTTTAAATATAATTGTATCTCCATCATACCTTACAATTGATTTTGAACCAAATTTAAAAGCATTAAAATTTTCTTGAGAATCCTCAATTACTTTATAATCAGATAGAAATATATTTAAATTATTTAAATCAGATTGATTTTCAGCAATTCTATAAATACTATCAACAAATTCTTTATTAAAAATAAAATAAGACATTTTTAGGTACCTGTATTTTCGTATACAACTAATGCTCCAGGAAAACCATCCTGTCCTTTTCCTGGTACACAATCTCCTCTTGGAGCAATTCCTACTCCTTGATATCCCCAACCATATGCAAAAGAAGGTCCTGGATTGGTTCCTATTCTTAGTGGACCTCCTCTAAAATTACTAGGTATAGTTAAATTTGAACCAGGTTGATTTCCAGGTGTATTACTGTTAGCATTTTGAGGACCACCCCCACCTCCATTTACTGTTCCTACATTTGTAAGAGTTGTATTTCCTCCTGCGTTTCCAGCACCATTTGAATTGTTAGGTCCAGCAAAAGTTCCACCTCCTCCTACGGAATAAGGTTGTGAAAAAGATGTTGTAGTTGGAAAATTATAAAAACCAGCTCCTCCTGGAGACCCAGTAAGTCCACCAGAACTTGAAGAGCCACCTCCTGCATACATATAAACACCGATTCTATTTGCAGCGTTATTTTTTGTATAAGTTCCAGACGAAGGGCCTTCTACCATTAGTACAGGTATCCCCATTCCAGCTCCCGCTGATCCAGAAGATGCAGCAGTAATTCTACCATCAGCATCAACTGTAATTGAAGCAGATGTGTAAGATGCAGCTGTAACACCAGTTGAAATTAATTGATTTGATCCAACAGAGTTAGCTGCAAGTTTTGCTTGTGTAATTGTTGATTGAATAATTTGAGTTGCACCAACTGAATTTGATGCAAGTTTAGCTTGTGTAATTGTTGATTGAGTAATTTTAACCGCTGTAACTGCATTCGTTGCAAGTTCAGCTGTGTTAACTGCAAAGTCTGCTATTTGTGCAGAAACAACTTGTCCAGATAATGTAGAAAGATCTGTTACTTGAATATCAGTTCCATCAGAATATAAAATTTTAATTCCTTTATCAGTCGTAGACCAAGTTTGTCCAGTTCCAGTTGATGCATATTTAAAATTAACTGTGAAAGCACCTGTTGTTCCATTAGATACTATCCATGTTTTTTCAATT